GTTTCCCAGTCACGATCCAAGGGCATCGGGGGAACTTTATCAGTTTATTCATGACAGTTCATCAAGCCGTCGCCAGCCTTTGGAGTTTTTGATTTCAACGGCTGGAAACAAGGGCGGTTACGGCGAGATTGTTTTCGACGAATGTCTGAAAATTCGCGACGGTGTGATTGACGATCCTGAAACGCTGGTTGTGATCTACGCGGCCAATCCTGACGATGACTGGACACAAGAGGCGGTTTGGAAAAAGGCCAATCCTTCACTTGGCAAGGCGAAGAAACTTGAGACCATGCGCAGCGAGGCCAAGCGGGCATTGCAATTGCCGCGTCTGCTCAACGATTTCAAACGCTATCAGCTGAACATCTGGACCGATCAGGCAACATTGTGGTTGCCGCTTGATTATGTTGATGATGAGGGCAATCATTACGGTTGGGATTATTGCACCGGCCCTTTGGGCTGGAAAGAACTGGAAGCAAGCCTTGCGGGAAAACGCTGTTTTGGCGCGCTAGACCTGTCGTCCCGATCCGATCTATCGGCGCTGGTCTGGTATTTTCCGGTGCAGCCCGGACTTGATGTTCCGGTGCTGTTGCCACGGTTTTACAAACCGGAAAAACTTCTGGCTGACCATTCCAAACGGGACCGGTTGCCTTATGAAAAATGGGTGCGTGATGGTGCACTGAAAGCCACGCCCGGCAATGTTGTCGACTATGATTTTATCAAGACGCAGATATTGGAAGACATGGGCACATTTCAGGTTGCCTTTGCCGGGAACACTGTGCCTCCCAAAGATCAAGGCGGGTTGGCGATTGACAAGTGGAACGCTAACGAAATGCTGACTTGGGCGCAGAAGGAAGGCATTCCTTCGGTCGAGTTTCCGCAAACGATGGGCTACTTTGCATCGCCGACAGCAGAACTTGAACGGCTGGTTCTATCGAGTTCGATTCATCACGGCGGACACCCTGTCTTGCGCGAGCATGCCAAGGTGGTTGCGGTGATCACTGATGCCGGTGGCAATATCAAACCGGCAAAGAACAAATCCACCCAACGCATTGACGGAATCGTGGCGAGCATCATGGCGATTGGCATTGCGATCAAGGATTTGGGAGACGAAAAGCCTTCTATTTATGAAACCCGTGGCTTGTTGATGGTGTGACGATGGGATTATTGAACAAGCTGTTCGGGTTTGGTGGTCAAACGCAAAATAGTGTAGATCCCGTTGCCCCGATTCAGGCGTCATCTGGAGGTTCCGCTTTTACGTGGACATCATTCAACGATCCCGGCTTCAAGGAGTTTGTCCGCGCCGGACAGAACGCAGCCATGCAAACGGCGATGGGAAATTCGTTTATCAATCGTGGAACGCGAGTCTTAGCCAATTCTATTGGCATGCTGCCGCTGCATTTGCATTATCGCGATCCAGACAAGGGTAAAGCCAAAGATCATCCGCTGTTCAGTGTGCTGCACTACAAACCGAACAATTGGCAGACACCTTTTGAATTCAAGCGATTGATGGAAAGTGTTGTGCTGCATCGCGGTGATGCCCATGCGCAAATTGTATGGTCTCGCGGCAGGATATTGCAGTTGCAACCCCTTGCTAAGCACAAGGTTGAAGTCGAGCAAAGAAGTGACTGGTCAATTGTCTATCACGTTACAACAGCCAATGGTGTCAAAACAACTTTGCCACAAAATGAAGTTTTTCATCTGCGGGATATGGATATCCTCAGTGGCGTAAAAGGGGAAAGTCGCGTTGAACAGGCGAGGTCATCGATCAACCTGTCAAACACGATCACTGGGCCGCGCAAAGACTTTTCGATAATGGCATGATGGTGGGCGGCGCGCTGCAGCTTCCAAACCAACTTTCACCATTGGCGTATGATCGGCTTCTGGCGGGTATGCAGGCAAAATCCGGACCTGAAAATGCCGGTAAATGGTTGATCCTTGAAGAAGGCGCCGTTGCTAACCCGTTTGCGCAAAAAGCCACTGACAGTCAACAAGTCGAAATGCTGAAACTGATGGGCGAAAATGTTGCCCGTATCATGGGTGTACCCCGTCCGGTTTTGATGATGGATGAAACATCATGGGGTTCAGGCATTGAAGCGCTAGGCCAGTTTCTTGTGCAGTACGGACTTGCCCCTGAATTCGCCAATTGGGAAGGGGCAGTTTCCAGAATGATGACTGACGCGGAGCGATCTGAGTTGGTTCCAAAATTTAATGCCGGCGCACTGTTGCGCGGCTCGTTGAAAGATCAAGCCGACTATTTTGCCAAGGCACTTGGCGCTGGTGGTCAGGCCTCATGGATGACACAAAACGAAGTGCGCGAACTTGGAGAATTGCCATCAGACCCTGACGGCAATCAATTGTTCGGTCCATCCAATCAACCGCAAAAGGATACATCCAATGACGATCCGGCAACTGCCTAAAGCCAAAGCCGATTTTGACATCAAGGCGCTGACCTGGGAACCGCCCGCAGATGTGCGGGACAAGTGGGCCCATGGTCCGGTGTTTGCGGAAGCAAAAGAGGGTGAGGAAACAATCACCATTTTTGACATGATCGGACAGAATTGGGATGGCTCTGGCATCACGGCCAAACGCATTGATGGCGCGTTGCGTGCGATTGGTAAAAAAGACATTACGGTCAAAATCAATTCACCGGGTGGTAATGTTTTTGATGGTTTGGCGATCTATAATTTGCTTTTGGAACACAAAGCAAAGGTGACGGTAAAGGTGATGGGATATGCCGCATCGGCAGCTTCCATCATTGCAATGGCTGGTGATGAAATCCAGATTGCGCAAGGCGCGTTTTTTATGGTGCATAACGCTTGGGGTGTGACCATTGGAAACCGTCACGATTTGCGCAAAAGCGCAGATACACTCGATCAGATCGACGCGGCCATGATTGATATTTATCAATCGCGCACCGGACTGAATTCTGAAGAAATCGGCAAGATGATGGACGGCGAAAGCTGGATTGGGGCGCGTGATGCAGTCACCAAGGGCTTTGCTGACAGCATTACTGATAACAGCGATGAGACAAAAGCAGAAGATGTTTTCTCGCGCCAAATAGCGGCTAAGCGCCGCGCAGATGCAGCTTTTGCAAAAGGTGGCCTGACGCGTTCCGAGCGTAGGGAACTTTTTCGCGAGCTTCAAACCGGAACGCATGACGCTTCCGGTCACACCACGTCACGCGCTGGCGCATTCGATGTCGAAGCAGCGCTTCGACTGATTGAAACAATGTGTTCTTAAAAGGAGATTCCAATGAACGTTCAACTCAAACTTAATGCCCGCCCGCGTGGTCTCGTAAAGGTTTCCGCTGACGGGTCTAATGCCACTGAAATTCTTGCAAAACTTCAAGCGGCATTCGAGACATTCAAGGCTGAAAATGATGCCAACCTCAAAGCCAAATTTGCAGATGTTGTGCAGACGGAAAAGGTCGAGCGCATCAATGCTGAAATTTCCGCTTTGCAGGGTGAAATTGACAAGATGAATGCAAAGCTGGCTGCCGGTCAAGTGAATGGCAGTGACAAGCGGGTGCATGATGCTGAATATACCGAAGCCTTCAAAGCGCAAATGCGCATGGGTGACCGAATTAAAGATGACGCCATTCTGGCGTCTCTCAATAAAGGAACGGCGGCCGAAGGTGGCTATACAACGCCTGTTGAATGGGATCGCACCATCAATGATGAACTTAAACTGGTTTCTCCAGTTAGGCAGCTGATGAGTGTCAAAACAGTTGGTGTGCATGCTGCCAGTAAGCTTATCAACAAACATGGCACCACGTCCGGGTGGGTTGGTGAAACTGCTGCCCGCCCTGAAACGGCGGCTTCCACCCTACAGCCCTTGAATATCACCTGGGGTGAAATCTATGCAATGCCTTCGGCAACGCAGCAGATACTTGATGATTCACTGATTGATCTCGAAAAATGGTTGAGTGATGAAGTTTTGCTTGAATTTGCACAGCAGGAAGGCGCTGCCGTCATAAGCGGCAATGGCACCAACAAACCAAATGGAATTTTAACCTATGTGACTGGCGGTACCAACGCTGACAGCCATCCTTCTGGTGCTATAACTGTTGTCGCGTCCGGCGCTGTTGGGGCCGTAACCTTTGATGGTATTCAAAATCTTGTTTATGACTTGCCGACGCAATTCACCGGCAATGCAGCGTTTGCGATGAACCGCAATACGGTTGGCAAGATCCGCATATTGAAGGATACGACGAACAACTATCTGTGGCAGCCTTCAAATGTGCTCGGCACACCGGCGTCTTTGCTTGGTTATCCTGCAGTGGAAGTGCCGGATATGCCGAACGTGGCGACTAATGCCAAGTCAATCCTGTTTGGTGACTTCAAACGTACCTATGAAATCTATGACCGCATCGGGATTCGGGTTTTGCGTGATCCCTATACGGCCAAACCTTATGTGTTGTTTTACACAACCAAGCGTCTCGGCGGCATTTGTGTCAATCCGCAAGCGATGCGCGCACTGAACATTGGTTGATTTGGTTTTTGATCACGAGGGGCGGGTTGTCCGCCCCTTTTATGAGAAACCGCAAAAAGGGTGAATGACATGAAATTTAGCAAGAATTTTTCCGGTGTGAAGGACGGCGAGATTTATCCGACTGATTTTGTAAAAGGTGATGAATGCCCAAAAGAATTGGAGGCTTCCGCGCTCGAACTTGGTTGCCTTGCGTCGAAAAAAGAGACGCCGACTGCAGTCAAAGCGCGTGAAGAACAATAGGCTGCCGATGCCGAGCTAAAGGCAAAGCAAGAAGCAGACAAACGGAAACAAAACCAAGAGTAAGCAATTCATTGACGAAAACGGGCCGTGCGCCGCCCGTTTGGTGAGTGAATTTTTGTGAAGGAAAAGCCCGATGGCTGTGAACTATAATGTGGCTGTGAAGACGGCCCGCATGACCGCAACCCGCGATTATTTTGCCAATGGAACGTTGGAAATATTGACAGCAAGCGATGTGGTGTTGGGGATATTTGGGCTATCTGTTTCTGGGGGCACGGTGACAAACGGGGTTTGGACGCTGGCCTATGATGCCGGGACTGTGGCGGCGGTGGCGGCCGGTGTGGCTGCTAAAGCGCAGATCAAGACTGCGGGTGGCTCGGCGCATCTGACAGGTTTGACGGTTGGCACAAGTGGTACTGACATTGTGGTGGATAATACCAATGTGGCGCTTGGCCAAAATATTGTTCTGGCAGCGGGAACAATTACTCACGCTTAAAAATTAAAACAAAGGTTGTTTTCATGCTTATTCTTGGACAAACATCGGTCGTGCGGATTGTTACCGGATCGGCTGCACAGATTGAAGTCCATGCATCGGTCGTTGATATCAGCGGGGATGTGGTGTCTATCCCAGATCCCATCAATACACCCCATATTACAGCTGCAACAACGACCATTGTTGTTCCATCGCCTGCGGCTTCGACCAAACGCAATGTCAAGGGGCTGAGCATCCGCAATGACCATGCATCGCAGTCATGCACTGTTACCGTTGAACATTTCGACGGTACAACGGCTATTGAACTTGTAGAATGGGCGCTTACACCTCAACAGACGTTGACGCGTTCCGAAGGTGGCGTTTGGTCAATCTTTGGTGGCACAGGCCAAGACACCAACGTCCAGATATTCAATGGCGTTGGCGGTACATGGACAAAGCCGCTTGGTGCGAAAATTGTCATTGTTGAAATCATTGGCGGCGGCGGTGGCGGTGGCGGTGGTGCTTCACTTGCAACGGCGGTGGTAGCCAAAGGTGGCGGTGGCGGTGGCGGTGGTGCTTATGCAAATGCCCAGTTCAACGCTGCTGATTTAGGGCCAACTGAGGCTGTCACTATTGGCGGTGGGGGTGCTGGCGGGAATGCTGGTTTGGCTGGTGCTGCTGGTGGTTCTGGCGGCATTGGTGGCAACTCCTCATTCGGCGCGTGGATTACTGCATTTGGCGGCGGCGGGGGTGCTGGCGGTGCTATCTCTGCGGCTATAACAGGCGGCGGTGGCGGTGGCGGCACTGGCGGCGCAGGTGGTACAGGCTCTCCGATCGTGACTGGGAAAC